TGAGGGCGAGTTCTTAAGCCAGGATGACTTTTACGAGTCCCTGAAAAACAACCAGGATGACGTCATCATCTGCGCAGAGATCGACGAAGACATGGCCGCAAAGATCAATGCGGAATATGGAATCAACTGAACATCAACAGCCCCGGTTCGCCGGGGCATAAAGGAGGACGACATGCGCGGCGACGAAAAAAACGTCGTTGCGGGAAGAGGTCGAGGAGGTTTTGCGCGAGCACACGGAGCGCGAGTGGAAGAGATTACGAATCAAAGGACCCGGAAGAAAAACAATGACAGCCGCCGAATTCAAGCATGCCCAGGCCACCCTTGGCCTCACAAATCAAGCCATGGCCGACCTACTCTGCTGCTCGCTGCGCCTGGTCGAAAAGATGCGACAGGGGGAGCGCAGAGTATCGGCCCGAACTGAGAAACTGCTGAGGAGGGAACTTGATACAAGCTATAAAAATACAAAAAGGTAAAAATACTATTTGACAGTTTGATAGCCTTTGGATATTGTTTAACCACACCACAAGAAAGGAGGTAACATGACATATTCGATTCATATCAAAGACGACCTGCACTGGCGGCTGAAAGTCATCGCGGCGACGAAAAAAACGTCGTTGCGGGAAGAGGTCGAGGAGGTTTTGCGCGAGCACACGGAGCGCGAGTGGAAGCGCCTCGGGATCAAAAGGGGGAAGGCATGATTGATCTTGACGTAGATAACGAGAAGCCTCGCGGGATCGAGGCAGCTGGTGCAGCTGGCATTCTGCTGACAGCTGTGCTTATCGCGGTTGGAGCGGCGGCGTTGGCCAGTCTGATCTGGTTTGCTTACGAGGTCATGTCATGGATCGGCTAGAGCAGGTTTTAGGCGTTGCGCTGTGTGTCGGCCTGCTTTTGCTGATCGCGGCGCAGATGTGGGGGTTAGCATGAGGGCTTATCTGGCAAACGAACACGAAGCGATTTGCGAAGAATGCGGCGAGCCCTGCGATGTCACGTGCATTGACGACTCTTTTGACTATGACGGGCCGTGCGGGACAGTTGCGACTTACCGCGCCCATCATTGGGAGTCCGTCTGCTGTGGGGCAGAGCCGAAAACCGAGCGCGGACACAGGTGGGAGCCGCGATACGACTATTGATTACCCGCCCTACGCACCCTCCTGGCGGGGGCGGGGTTTTTTACAGAAAGGATTACGGAGATGGGATTGACGATAGAAAAATTGGAGCAATGGCGCAACGAAAAGCCTGACCATCGAAGCTACAAAGTTGAGGCTGAGCCTGAACGCTACCGCAACGGGCATCAGGTTCGCAATCCCGTCCGCGCGTGGCTTTGGGATTACGATGTTTGCTTCGGGTCCGCAATCTATTCGGATGCAGAGATTGACTATCTTGATCTTGTGGCTCTCAAGCGCGATGAAAACATGCGGACGCTTGAGCGGATCAAAGCTGAGATGGCAGAACTTGGCGGGGAGGTGGAATGATGGCATACGCAAGCGAAAGCGGACATTTCTACACCATCGACGGCAAGCCTGCTTACGAGATCGAAATGAAGTCGCGCCCCGGAGAGATGCGGGCAACCACGGTTAGAGACGCCCGTAAACTTGGTCTTGTCCCGAGCGTAACCACCGTATTGAACGTGCTTGCCAAGCCTGGCCTTGAGCAGTGGAAGCGCACGAACATCCTTCACAGCGCCCTGACCCTGCCTATGATCGACGGGGAAAGCCTCGATGACTTCGCCAAGCGTGTTGAGCAGGATGCGGCGGAGCAGGCAAAACAGGCCGCAGAACGAGGCAAACGCATTCACGGCAGTATCGAGCGTGCTTTTCTCGGCCTTGACTACGACGAGCAGGACGTACCCTTTGTCGAGGCGGCGTTTCGTGAGGTGGAGAAGATCGCACCAATTGACCAGTGGAGAGCGGAGCGGTCCTTCTCGCACCCTCTGGGATACGGCGGCAAGTGCGACCTTTACACGCCCGGGATTGACACGCCCGGAATTGTTGTTGACTTTAAGACCAAGGAATTCAGCGAAGGGGCAAAATTAGGGTTCCCGGAACAGGCTTACCAACTCGCTGCGTACCGGGAAGGGTTCGAGATGCCAAGGGCGCGAGGGATCAATATTTTTATCAGCGTGTCAGAGCCTGGTCTTGCGCTCCCTATCGAATGGAAAGAGGACGACCTTGACAGCGGGTGGAGCGTCTTTAAACACGCGCTTGAAATCTGGAAGTTGACTAAAAAATACGACCCGGCGGGAGCATTCTGGAGGACAACATGAACGCATTATCGAAGATACAGGCGGAGTTGAAAGCTCCGAAAAATCAGGAAAATAAATTCGGCGGGTATAAATACCGCTCATGCGAGGATATTCTGGAAGCAGTAAAACCGCTGCTGGCAAAACACGAAGCCTGCATGACGATCACAGACAGCATAGTTGAGGTCGGCGGAAGGGTTTACGTCAAGGCGACGGTTAAATTTCAGGCATCAGACGGGACAGCTCATGAAGTTGATGGTTTTGCCAGAGAAGCCGAAACAAAGAAAGGGATGGATGAGGCACAGATAACCGGTGCTGCATCATCTTACGCCCGCAAATATGCCCTAAACGGTATGTATTGCATTGACGATACCAAGGATGCCGACGCGACCAACGACCACGGCAAGGCACAGCAGCGCAGCAACGGCCCGAACCAAGCGAAAAACCTCGCTACCAGGCAGGAGATAGACGCCTTTATCCGCACACTCGAATCCCTATGTAGAGACAAAGACCTCGATATTGACGGATGGCTTAAGTCTAACAGCGGCGGCAAGATCGCGCTGAAAGACCTCAAGGACGGCAAGATTTCAACTCACGGACTCGGCGTGCTGTTCGGTGCGCTTGAAGAGAGGAAAGCACGATGAGCGTCAACAAGTGGATCGGAATCGGAAATCTTACCCGCGATCCTGAATTGCGGCATGCCGGAGACACGCCCGTCTGTAATTTCTCGATCGCGTGCAACGAGAGATACAAGGACCGCAACGGACAGCAGCAGGAGAAGGTCGAGTTTGTCAACATCGTGGCTTGGCGAGGGCTTGCGGAAGTCTGTTCGCGCTTTTTGCACAAAGGCAAGCAAGTATATGTCGAAGGCAAGCTTACAACGCGCAAGTGGCAGGACAAGGACGGCCAGGATAAATACACGACCGAAGTTGTCATATACGACATGCAGATGCTCGGCTCCCGCGATGACGGCCAGCGCGAACAACGCCCGGCGCAGCAACCCAATGAATCGGGCGGCGGATTCGATGAGACTCCTTTTAATCCGGACGATGACATCCCTTTCGCCGTGCTCCCCGCATGGCGTGAGTACCGGAAGTAATCAGGTCACGCTCAAACCCAACAACACAACAAGGAGATACAACAATGAACGAAGCGGGAAAAATTACGGTAAACGGAGTTGAGTACGTCCAGGTTGTCAAAGGCAAGACCGAAAAAATGATCGTCGCAGCGGATCGCGGATGGGTCTTTGTCGGGGACTGCGAAAGGCACGAAGACGGAACCATGACAATTCATAATGCTAAAAACATCCGTCGGTGGGGAACGTCAAAAGGACTCGGGGAGCTTACGAACGGCCCGACCGAAAAAACAGTATTTGACGAATATGGAACCGTAAAAACGAGTCCTATCCTGACAATCGCTGTGAACGGAGGTTGGTAATGATCGGCGAAGGCTTCGGCGACGGCTACGGCGACGGCTACGGCTACGGCGACGGCGACGGCTACGGCGACGGCTACGGCGACGGCGACGGCTACGGCGACGGCTACGGCTACGGCTACGGCTACGGCGACGGCGACGGCTACGGCGACGGCTACGGCAGCGACGGCTACGGCGACGGAGACGGCGGCGACGGCTACGGCGACGGCTACGGTTAATTGCTGGCACGGCAAGTCAGCTGCCACTTTTGTCAAGGGAGGCGCGGCCCCTGCGGACACCGCGTACCAAAGGAGGATTAAATGAACAAAGAAGTAGACATATACGCAGTCGTAAAAAAACTTGTTGGCCCGCTTGACCCTGTTGGCGAAACGCACACAGACAACGACAGGTTTGAAAATTTGAAGGTCTTAACTGATCTTGTTGACAAGTTAGTCGATGACATAGATCGAGTAATACCAAATAAAAATTGCCATCAACACAGCATGAAGCGAGCAGGAGAGTTTGCGGACAAATTTCTTGATGGTCTTGGAATTGTTGAATAGTGACACCGCGTACCAATAAAGGAGAGTGAAAATGAAGGAATTGACCCCGAAGGGGAAAATCATAACTGGCTACAAAGCGACGGACGAAAACATGTGCTGCCGTGGATTTCAGTATGAGTTAGGAAAATGGTACGAGCACAACGAACGCCTTGAAATGTGCGTTTCAGGATTTCATTTCTGCGAGTACCCGTCTGGGCCGTGGTCATTTTATCCAGAAGGAAGACTTTTTAAGTGCGAAGCAGAGTATGTACTTATGTCAGAAGGCCCAGGTGCGGACCTGAAACACGTCGCTAAAAGAATAAGGCTTGTTGAGGAGATTAAGGTAGGCGGCGACGGGAACACCGGCGACAGGAACACCGGCCACTGGAACACCGGCAACGGGAACACCGGCCAATGGAACACCGGCGACAGGAACACCGGCCACTGGAACACCGGCAACGGGAACACCGGCCACTGGAACACCGGTTACGGGAACACCGGCGACAGGAACACCGGCGACAGGAACACCGGCGACAGGAACACCGGCCACTGGAACACCGGCAACGGGAATTGTGGAGATTACCACTCAGGTAGCCTGTGCCACGGAGAAGCCCCGTTTTTTCTATTCAATCTTCCTGCCGACAGAAGTGAAATTGATTTCTCTTTGGTGCGAAATCTTTCGTACAAACTTATGGGAAATGAAGAAATTGATCCTGAGCCGTTTCTTTCCCTGCCTAACGCGACTCCTGAGAGAATAAAAGCGCTTCATGACGCCCACAAGTCGGCCAGGGCCGAAGCAAAGGGAGAGTTTGAGTGAAATACAAACTTATCATCCGCGACGACACCCAACGCGCCCGCGCTATCGAGATTGTCCGCGCCACGCCTGAAGATCACGAGGTGGTGATTAGGCCGCACAAGAGCAAGCGCAGCCTTTCAGCTAACAATCTTTACTGGAAGTGGCTCGACATTATCCGCCTGCACGTCGCCGACAGCACCGGCCAATTTTACAGCGCAGAGGATCTTCACGAGTTTTTCAAGAGCCGCTTTATCCCGGCGCGGACAGTCGAGGTCGGCGGCGACGTGGCAACGGTGCGCAGGACTACCACAAAACTCAACACGGCTGAATTTTCAGCGTACATGGAGGCGGTAGACAGGTATTGCATTGACCGGATGCAGCTTTATTTGCCGCAGCCTGGAATGGAGGACGTAGCGTGAAATCACTCGAAACAACCGTTTATACAAAAATCAGCGTTTCGGTAAATCAACTTGTTGAACTGTTTTGGAGCATGGATGAAAACGAGCAGGCAGAATTTTTCAACAAGCTCGGCGAAGTTGAGGGTCTTCCGCTACAACTTCAAGCTGTAACTGACTCAGAAATGCTTCGGTTTTCAGGTCGGTGGGCAATGGATACGATAGGACAATATGCAGAAAAATCGCAAGTACCATCGCAAGTACCAGAAGTACATGGGAGGCCGCAATGATGTTTCCGAAGAAAAAACGCTGGCAGTCAAAAAAATACCGCGACGCCGCCAAGGGGCAACCATGCACCATGCGCCTGTCGGGAGTCTGCAACGGCAATACTGAGACAACGGTTCTAGCCCACAGAAACGGAGCAGGCATGGCGATGAAGGATGACGACCACGCCGCTGCTGATATGTGTTCAAGCTGCCATAAGTGTTTTGACGAAAGAGCATACGAAGACCTACCTGCTGGCGTCTACCTTGACGAAGAGTTTAATCGCGCCCGCCTCGAAACCATCATCAACCGCATCGAGCGCGGGATTCTGAAATAGGAGGCTGAACAGTGAGAAATCCAGACCTGCGCATCAAACAGGAATACGGCAGCGTCAGAGCCGCGCTGAAATACTGCGTCGGAATGAACATGAACAAGAGCCAGGCCGCTGAATTCCTTGGCATTGATCGGTCAACGCTGCGGGAGAGAGCCAGCCGATTCAAAGTGCAATTCCCCTGCGGATACGCGACCCGTGACACGACTTTGGCAGCAGAGATTAACCGGGAGCGCATGATTGCCGGGAACAAGGCTGGCACGATGGGCGGGCGGCGTCGGTGGGCCAAGTAAAAATTGAATGGAGGTGTTTTGATGGATAAGCAAATTGAATTCCCTCTCCCCAACGGGGTCATTATCTCACTACCTGAAAGCACAATCATCGGCATGGCAAAGGGAAAGCTCAAGTCAGAAGTGTGGCGCGAATTGGGGCTTGAGGATGAAGGATACACTCTCGGTAAATTCTGCCACAAAATCCGGCGCAGAGGTCTTGCCGATTACTTCCGCGAAGGTCGGCGCAGGAGGGGCAGAAAGAAAGAGGAACCGCGCACTAAGGGAACGGTTGTCACGTCCGTAGCGTGCTACAACGCTCCTTATTGCGACAACGTTGTGAACGTTCCGCACGAGGAAGGGACGAAGCCGCCAAGTCACGTTCTGTGCTGTCGGTGCAAGATTTCAGGCAGTCCGCAGGATCGGCTTGCTTTTGACGATGACAGGAGCGTTCGCACCGGATTGACACCTAGGCTAAGGCCGGAGGATTTCAGCCTTTCCCGCGCAGAAATTGAGCGCATCCGCCACGAAATCACCCCGCTCGATCAGTGCCGGGTGGCTGGGACGATGACGTACCCGGGTGAATCAAGTTTTGGAGGTCCGCGTGCAAACAGATCGATTTAAGAAAGTGGTCATCGGTGACGCAACTCTTTACCTTGGCGACTGCATGGAGATAATGCCGACGCTTGGAAGGGTGGATGCGGTGGTGACTGATCCGCCCTATGGAGTTCTCTCCAAGACTGGCAGCGCCGCAACAAGAAGAACAGGGCGGAACAAAGACAGGGGCGTCTGTGAGTGGGATGTTTCGCTCACGAATGAAACCATCAAAAAACTACTAGATGCTGGGGAAAATTCAATGATCTGGGGGGGGTGCCATATGGAACTTCCAGCAACATTCGGCTACCTGGTGTGGGACAAGGTATGCGAAGGACTCAATTTCGGAGAAGTCGAATATTGCTGGACAACCCTTCGCTTCGCGCCCCGCATGTTCCGTTATCGGGCTTCTGGCATGGATGGTGGCAAGCAACACCCAACCCAAAAACCAGAAGCCGTGATGAGGTGGTGCCTGACATTCATCCCTAAATCAGAAACCATTCTTGACCCTTTCATGGGCAGCGGCACAACCGGAGTTGCAGCAGTGCAGGAAGGCCGCAAGTTTATAGGCATCGAAATAGACGAAAACTATTTCAGAATCGCATGTGAGAGGATAGAACGTGCTCAAAATCAGTTGCGTCTTTTCGCATAATATTTTAGAGAACGGAGAAAAACATGAAAAACAAACTTATTGACCTGAACAATCACCTTTTCGCACAGCTAGAAAGGCTGTCTGACGAGGAAACTGTTGGAGAGAAGTTGGCTGAAGAAATAGAAAGATCAAGGGCTGTCGGTGGTGTTGCTAGAAACATCATTGACAATGCAAGGCTTGCACTTGATGCGCAGAAGGCAATGGGAGATAGCGTTAGGACTTTGCCGCCCATGCTTGGCATTGAGAGTGAAAAGGAGGTCTGAGTTGGCAGGTAAAAAGGGAGTTAAGATTCACCGTTGGACCCAAGAACAGATTGATTTTCTTCGCCACAATTACCCTGAGATGCCCATTTCTGAGCTTGCGGATTCATTCAACAATAGATTCTGTGTTTCCTTGAGTGAAGAGAGGATCAAAGGTGCCATTGGCCGTCACAAAATCCGGTCTGGTCGCACTGGACATTTCAGAAAAGGGCAAACTCCATGGAACCTTGGGAAAACAGGTTACATGGGGGCAAACTCTACAAGCTTCAAAAGAGGCAACGTCCCACACAACAAGAGACACTTATGGGCTGAGAGGTTGGGTAAAGACGGATATATCGAAATGAATGTTCCTGAAACAAACCCTTACACTGGCTATCCGATGCGCTACAAGCACAAACATAGATGGCTATGGGAATGCGAAAACGGGCCAGTCCCAAAAGGCCATGCAGTAATCTTCAAGGACGGCAATATCCGAAACTTTAACAGCGAAAATCTTATTTTAGTTTCAAGGACTGAACTTTTAACAATGAACCTTCATGGTTACAAAAACATGCCGGACTAGATAAAGCCAACTGTATTAGCACTTGCTAAACTTGAAGCTGAGGCGGGTTTCAGGACAATGCCGAGCAGAGGTCTGAGTTGATTTTTTTATGCCATTTAACCCCCAGCACACTTTTTTCGCTTGCGTCACAACCACAGTGTTGTATACTGGTGGTGACATAAAGGATTCGCTGTTGGGCAGAACGGTGCGTCTTGTGAATATCCCGGTAACGGGAGAAAAACCCCGCTTAGGATGCGCTGCCCCGCTCCTGGGCGGGGTTTTTTGTTAGCAGGTGGATTTATGAAAAAACTTCTGGTTTGGGTTGCGTCACGACTCCCGGTTTGTATGTGGCCCCTTGCAGGCGACACGATCAGGCGGGCATGGAAAGGTTTTAGGGGTGCTTAATTATGCGGTCTAGGAATATTAAGCCCGGTTTTTTCAAGAACGAGTATTTAGCAGAATTGTCTCCTCTATCCAGAATTCTTTTTATCGGTCTTTGGTGCATGGCAGACAGGGAGGGTCGGCTTGAATACAGGCCAAAACGGATTAGGGCCGAAATACTCCCCTACGACTCATGTGATGTCGAGAAATTACTTGAGGAGTTAGAGAGCACTTCAGACACCTTCATAAGAAGGTATGAAGTCGATGGGTGCCAATATATTGACATACCAAATTTCAACAAACACCAGTCGCCGCACAAGAACGAAAAACCATCGGAATATCCGGCATTTCCAGAAAGTCCAGAAATTACCCGACAAAAACCAGACAACTACGATACTAATCGCCCTGATATTAGGATTGAGGATATTAGGATTGATGATTCTATGAATGCTGATTCCAGTGAAAAAGCGGCGGCGGTCAAACTCTTTAAAGAGTCTTTCAGGATGCTGGTCCCAGCACAGCCTGTCGTTGATGAAGTTATGAGTTTGGTTGAGCACCATGGATTTAAAGCAGTGAAGGAATCGTTCATTGACGCTGCCGCAGGAGGGAAAACTTATCCTTGGGCAAAAGCAAGGATGAAAAATAAAGAGGCAGAGGATGAACATTTTATCCCGAATGAAAGACTTGCATTGCCAGATGGAAGGAGGCCGAGGTGACAGTTAAAGAAATTAGCCAGAAGTTGTCGGCTCAGGCTTTGTCTGTCGCTGAATATCTTTTGCCAAATGGCAAACATGCCGGGAGAGAATATCAGGTCGGGTCGGTTGCCGGTGAGCAGGGTGACTCCTGCAAGATTTGCGTTGCCGGGTCAAAGGCTGGTGTCTGGTCTGACTTTGCAACGGGTGATTCCGGCGACATGCTTGACCTTTGGGCAGCGACCAGGGGGATAGCTCTTTTCGAGGCAATTGCCGAGGCTAAAAAGTGGCTCGGGATAGAGGACGACACTGCTTTTCTTGGGAAGAAGCGCAAGGACTACAAAAAGCCGAAGAAGCCTCCAGCAAGAAAAGTCCAGAGCGACGTTGAAACTTACCTCAAGGGCCGTGGGCTTACGGACAAGAGTATAAACGCTTATCAGATCGGGCAGCTTGAAACTTTGGGATCAAAAAAAGGTCCGTGGATCGTGTTCCCGTTTAAGCGTGGAGAAGACCTAGTTTTTCTCAAGTACCTGCATCTTAACCGAGATAGCGACGGCAAAAAAGTGGTGCAGGCAGAGGCTGGTTGCGAACCATGTCTCATGGGATGGCCGGTTGTTCCCCCGAGAAACAAGTTTGTGGCTATCACCGAAGGCGAGATAGATGCCATGAGCGTGTTCGAATGCGAAATTCCTGCACTATCGGTTCCTTTTGGTGCAGGCACCGGGGCTAAAAATTCATGGATTGAAAACGATTGGGACCGACTCGAACAATTTACCGAGATATTCCTTTGTTTCGACCAAGACGAAGCTGGGCAAATTGCGGTCAAGGATGTCGCGCAAAGACTCGGACTTCACCGCTGTAAGATTGTCAATCTGCCCTGCAAGGACGCAAACGAGACCCTTCAATCTAAAGGCAAAAAAGAGCTTGTTCAGTGCTTTGTTGACGCAGAAACGATTGACCCGGAAGAGTTGCAACGCTCAGGCAAATACACCAGCGGTGTTATCGAGCGGTTTTACCCGACTTCGGGCAAGCGTCCTGGTTTTGACTTCCCGTGGCAGAAAATACCGATCAGGTCATATCTCGGGGAAGTATCTGTTTGGACAGGTTGGAATGGTCACGGAAAAAGTATTCTTCTCGGACAACTTGTAACGGAAGCGGCGAGACAGGGTCAAATTGCATGTATTGCATCTTTCGAGATGCATCCTGAGAAAACCCTTGAACGCATGGTCCAGCAGTTTGTCGGGAACTTCCCAAACAAGGATCAAATCATCGACGCTATGAACTGGTACAACAGCCGTGTTTGGATTTTTGACCTTGTTGGGACGGCGAAGAAAGACAGGTTGCTTGACGTTTTCAGCTACGCATATCACCGCTACGGGATCACACAGTTTGTTATCGACTCGCTAAGCAAATGCGGCATTGCAGACGATGATTATGACGGTCAAAAGAGCTTTATCGACGCGCTGGGCGATTTCGTAAAGCAGACGAATACCCACGTTCACCTTGTCGCTCATTCGCGCAAGGGCAGCGACGAGAGCAGACCACCAGGGAAGATGGATATTAAGGGCAGCGGGTCACTTACAGACATGGTTGATAACGTTTTCTGTGTTTTCAAAAACAAGCAGAAACGCATTGATCTTCAAAATTTTAAAGAAGGTATTCCGGTTAAAGGAAAAACCCGTGAAGAGGTTGAAAAAGAGTATGACGCGACACTTCTTTGCGAAAAAAGCCGAGAGGATGGGAGCGATGTCGAGGGCATGTATGGGCTTTTTTTCGACTTCCGTTCTAAAAATTTCGTGGAGGACATGCCGTGAATTTTGCCGAATACGCACAAACAATAAACCCTGATTTATTCGACCAAGAGTATTGGCAAAAGAAAATCAACGAGGCGGCTGAAAAGGTTTCCTCTGCGGACTGCGGGGCGCTTTCATGGGCCGCGAAACAAAACGAATCGCTGCATCTCAAGTGTTTAAAGACGGCCAGACAGGTGGATGATTTTTTCGAGAGAAAAGATGCCGCAGGCCTAAGGGATTCAATCGACGGGTTTTTCTCAGCCCACCGCGAACTGATCATGGCGCACCGCAAGAGCTATAAGGAGGCATGATGGGAGAGATAACAAAACTTCAAGACGCACTGGCCGAAACGGAACGCCTCTGGCGCGAAGAGAAACGAAGGGCCGAATACTATCGGAAGTTAGCGGCTGAGCGGTGGGAGAAACTACAGGAGGTTAAGTGTGTTTGTTGTCGGGATTGACCCTGGTGATAATCAATCTGCGTATGCGGTAGTAGATGCGAACTACGAGGTGGTTGAGGCGGATAAGGTGGAAAATGAAGACCTTGCGTTGTTTCTGAAATGCATCCTTGGAGACACTCACGTTGTTGTCGAGGGTATCCAGAGCTACGGCATGCCGGTAGGCAGAAATGTCTTTGACACCTGCTACCAGATCGGGCGAATTCTGCAAATCTGCGACGACTTGGGACTGCCTTGGACGATCTACAACCGCCCCGAATACACGAAGGCAATCTGCGGGGTTCAGAAAATCAGCGACTCCGTGTTGCGCCAGGCGCTATTGCTTCGCTTCGGCGGAGAC